TCTTCTTGTATTATTAAATTATTTTCTTCTGAGTCAGACAATCAAGCAATTAAAGGAAAGATTAAAATAGGAGATAAGTTAATTGAAGAAAAAATTGGTAGAAAAGTTAGATGGGAATTACAATTTTCAAAAACTTCTCCAGGTTTCCAATCTGGTGAGTATGATTTTTATTTTAGAGGTGACAATCTTGGTATTGATGCAATAGGAGATTTAGTTGATACTGCAGAGTCAAACGGACTTCTTAATAGAACTGGAGCATGGTATCAATTAGATGATGGAACCAAAGTTCAAGGAAGAGATGGAATAGTTAATAGGATAAAAGAAGATTTAGATTTACAACAACAATTAAAAGATAAGTTGAGTAATGTCTAAAGAGTTTACAGTTTATCCAGGAAAATTTCCATGTAAAACTTGTCAAGAAGAGGTTTTATCTTTAAGATATTGGAGAGAGACTGGAGATGCAACTTGGATGTGTTCTAAAAAACATATATCAAAGGTTGGATTAATACCACCTAAAAGAAAAAAGAAAGACTTTATAAATGAGTGAGAAAAGCGAGTCAAAAAGAATTGGTGCTAAGCAACATAAAAACTCAGGTCGTAACAACAAAAAAGGAGATGCGACATGGAGAAATTTTATTGTTGACTTTAAAGAAGTTAAAAAATCTTTTACACTTAATAAAGACGTATGGGCTAAGGCTGTAACTGATTCTATTAAATCAGGAACGGATAAATCTCCAGCAATAGTTGTAATTTTAGGTGAAGGCAATACAAAGGTAAGGCTTGCTATAATTGAAATGGATCTTTTAGAACAACTAACAGAGGGGAAATAAAATGGCAGATCAGGTTCATCCAACAGGAACAACATTAGACATGGTAAATGGATTAACAGAAATTGCTGATTATATGAAAGATGAAGAGTTAACAACTGCCTTAACAATGATTGCTAAGTTAATTATTAAGCCAGATGTACCACTTAATGTTGCTACCGTGGAAATTGTAAGGCTTCAAGCAATTGCAGCAAAGATGTCATTTAAAGCAACTTGGATGGCTAACGTAGATAAAAATGACAGGGCAAAGAAAAACATATACTTTACAGCAGCAGAATCAATTAATAACTTAGTTTCAGCACTTAAATATATAATCCGATAACCTGCTATACTTATATAAAACAAGGGGACAAAAATGACTAAAAATTTACTTAAACAGGTAATGATTAAAGAAAATAAAAATACTAATGCAAGCAAAGAAGATGTTAGTTTTGTAGATGGCTTAGTAGCAAAAATTGAGGCTGGATATATTGCAAACATAAAACCATATTTTCATAAAAAGAAAAACTTCACGGCATCAGGCTTAACTTACGGTGCTGGAGAATGCCCAAGATACTGGCACCTTAGTTTTGACGGTGCAGTAGTTTATGATGATGCAGATGCTTATGGTGTGGCTAATAGAACAAACGGAACACTTGGACATCAAAGAATTCAGGAGGCAATTGCTGCTACAGATTTGCTAGATTCTGATATGGAATTTGATAAATTACCAAGACCATCGTACATAAAGGAACAAACACATCCAGCAATGGAGTTTAGAGTTAATGGGGACAATCCACCATTTAATGGCTATGGTGATGTTATGCTTAAACTCAATAATGAGCGGGTTGTTGGAGAAATTAAAACAATGCCAAATGACGGATTTGAATACAAAAAGAAAAGCAAAAAGCCTAAAAACAGTCATCTTATGCAGTTGCTAATTTATATGAAATTCTGGAATGTTGATAGAGGTGTATTAATTTATGAAAATAAAAATAATCATGAGTTATTGACTTTGCCAGTAGTAGTAAACGATCATTACCGTCGGTGGGTAGACCAGGCATTTGATTGGATGCGAGAAGTATATAAAAATTGGAAAGATCAAAAACTTCCACAAAAGCCGTATCGATCTAATTCAAAAATTTGCAAGGTTTGCCCTATTCAAAAGGCTTGCCTTGAAGCAGATATAGGAACAATAAAAGTTAAACCACTGGTATTATTAAAGGATGAAGAGGACTAACTAATGTGAAACTTTGTGAAAAATGCAATAAGGGTTTTACACCTAAAGTAACTTATCAAATTTATTGTAGCGCTGAATGTAGATCATCTGCAACTAAAGATAAGATTATAGAAAGATATCATTTAACTCGTAGGCAAAAAAGAATTGGCAAAGTTAGAAAGTGTATTGGTGGTTGTGGGGAACAATTATCAATATATAATGATTCTGGCTTTTGCTATAACTGTAATATAAGTAAAAAAGAAGTTGACAAGATGTTAAAAGTAATAAAAGGATTCTTTGATTATGAACAAGATTAACCAACCAACAAGAATTTGTGCTATTGATGCTAGTACTAATAGTCTTGCATATGCAGTATTTGATAATAAAAATCTCAAAGAAATTGGCAAAATAAATTTTGAAGGCGAAAATATATATATAAAGGTAGGAGATGCAGCAAGAAAAACTAAAGCCTATTTTGAAACGATAATGCAAGCAGACGCTATTATTATTGAACATACAGTATTTATGAATAGTCCAAAAACTGCTGCCGATCTTGCATTAGTTCAAGGAGCACTGCTTGGCGCTGCTGCAATGTGCGGTATTAAAATAGTAGGAAAAGTTTCTCCAATTACTTGGCAAAATTATTTGGGTAATAAAAAATTAACAAAAGAAGAACAAATATTAATTAGATCTAAAAACCCTAATAAATCAGATTCTTGGTACAAGGCTTACGAAAGGCAGTTTAGAAAAGAAAGGACTGTAAAATTAATTGAGGTCATCTATGATAAAAATATTAACGATAATGACGTTGCTGACGCTTGTGGCATCGGTCATTGGGCTGTTAATAATTGGGATAAGGCAATAGGAGAAAATTAATGCCAGAATTAAATGCAAACATACCGCCAATTGAATGTTATGTTCGTGGTAATTTTTTAAGAAATCAAAAAGATAGCCATGACAAATATTTACCATGTGTTGTGTTTGGTGTTGCTAGTATAAAAAGTAGAAGCCCCTTGTTTCATTTAATGATGGAAGATGGTGGTTTATGGTGGAGAATGCCAATTAATGCATTTTGTACACAACCTGGTGTGCCAGAAGAAGACATTCATAATTTAGTTTTATGGAACTCTTTTAGTCATCACATATCTGTAACAAAATTTGAAAATTTAACAAATCTAAAAATGTCTTATATTGACAGAACAAAAACTTATCACAAAGGAACATATTTGTTTACTCTTGACTGGCACAATCCAGACACTAATGTTTTAGATGATGGCTATTCAGAAAGTCCATCAGAACATAAATGTGGTCATGTCATACAAAAAGATAATGGCAATTTTGCTATACAGCCAAATAATAGGGTGCGTATTTATGAGCCATCATTTACCTTAAAGAAAGATTTTGTTATTGATAGGATAATTAATGAAAGAAAATGGGACGTAGAAAATCAAGACAAATGGACTTTAGAAGACTCTGATAAATTTCATTATGATATTAAACCAAGAGAGGTTGACAAATAATCTTATGAGTGGTAAACTGTATAAGTCAGAGGTTTGGCTTCGTAAGAGATTTCTTATGGATAAAAAATCTCCAGAAGATATTGCCAAAGAATGCGGGGCAAGCGTAGAAACAATCTATGTATACCTTGCAAAATTTGGATTAAGGAAATCAAAGCGATGAGTAATAATCTAAATATTACGGTTGATCAAGTTAATCATCCGCTCCACTATACGACTGATCCAAGTGGTGTAGAGTGTATACAGATTACAAGACACCGAAATTTTAATATAGGCAATGCCTTTAAATACTTGTGGAGAGCAGGATTAAAAGACGAAGCAAAAACAATACAAGATTTAGAAAAAGCAATTTTTTATATTAAAGATGAAATCAACAGGCTAGAAGGTAAATATAATGTCAACTGAGGCAGACTTAGTAAATCATCTTGATGAAGTAAACAGGGTTGTTGCAGAATATCTTAAAGGTCAAGATCCTACAAAAATTTCTAAAGATTTAGACATACCACGTACTCGTGTTGTTACATTAATTAATGAGTGGAAGGTTATGGCATCTGCTAATGATGCTATTCGTGCACGTGCTAAAGAAGCACTTGCTGGAGCAGACGCACATTACAGTAAATTAATTACAAAGTCTTACGAAGTTATTGATGAAGCGTCAATGACAAATAATCTTAGTGCAAAAACCCAGGCAATTAAATTAGTTATGGATATTGAAAAATCTAGAATTGAAATGCTACAAAAGGCTGGACTATTAGAAAACAAAGAACTTGCAGAAGAAATGATTCAAATTGAAAGAAGGCAAGAGGTTTTAGTTGGAATACTAAGAGATATTGCTTCAAGCCACCCAGAGGTTCGTGATTTAATAATGCAGCGCCTGTCTGAAATTGCTAAAGAAGGAGAAGTGATTACAATTGTCCACAATGTTCAATGATTTTCTTGAGGTATTAAAAGAAAATCAATTTGAAGAAAAACCAGTAGACGTCAAAACCTTTGTAGAGTCTTCTGACTATTTAGGGCAACCACCATTATCTTCAATTCAATACGACATTGTAGAGGCAATGAGCCAGATATACAAAAAAGAAGATTTGCAAGAACTTTATGGATCTGTAGAAGGTGCAAGGTATTATGATAAATATACTAAAAATGAAATTATTTTACAATTAGGAAAAGGGTCTGGTAAAGATTTTACTTCTACCGTTGCCTGTGCCTATATTGTTTACAAACTACTATGCCTTAAAGATCCAGCAAAATATTTTGGAAAACCAACTGGAGATGCAATAGATTTAATTAACGTTGCTATTAACGCACAACAAGCAAAAAATGTTTTCTTTAAAGGTTTTAAAACTAAAGTTGAAAAGTCTCCGTGGTTTGCTGGAAAGTATAATGCTAAGGCAGACTCTATAGAGTTTAACAAATCAATTACAGTTTATTCTGGTCATTCTGAAAGAGAGTCACATGAAGGATTAAATTTATTGCTTGCAGTTCTTGATGAAATTTCTGGATTCGTATCTGAAGTTGGAACTGGTAATGAACAAGGAAAAACTGCAGAAAATATTTATAAGGCATTTCGTGGATCTGTAGATTCTCGTTTTCCAGATCTTGGTAAGGTTGTTTTACTTTCTTTTCCACGGTATCAAGGAGACTTTATTTCTAAAAGATATGAAGATGTAATTGCAGAAAAAGAAACAATAGACAAAAAACATATTTTTATTATGAATGAAGATTTACCACATAATGATATAAATAATCAATTTGAAATTAATTGGGAAGAAGATAATATTATTTCGTATAAAGTTCCAAAAGTTTTAGCACTCAAAAGACCAACATGGGAGGTAAACCCTACTCGTAAAATAGATGATTTTAAATTAGCATTTTATACAGATCTGGGTGATGCCATGATGCGTTTTGCTTGTGTTCCCACATATGCATCGGATGCATTCTTTAAACAAAAAGACAAGTTAGAAAAATGTATGAATACTAGAAATCCATTAGACTCTTTTAGAAGGTTTGACGCTACCTTTAAAGCAGATCCAGAAAAAATATATTATATCCACGCTGACCTTGCACAAAAACATGATAAGTGCGCCGTTGCTATTGCCCATGTTGACAAATGGGTTAATATTCAGGTTATTAAAGATTATGAGCAGGTAGCACCTATTGTTGTTGTTGATGCAGTTGCTTGGTGGGAACCAAGGGCAGAAGGACCAGTAAATTTATCAGAAGTAAAACAATGGATTATTAATTTACGCAGAGAAGGTTTTAATATTGGTATGGTTTCTTTTGATCGTTGGCAATCATTTGATATTCAAAATGAATTACAGGCTGTTGGAATTAGAACAGAAACAGTATCTGTTGCTAAAAAACATTACGAAGATTTAGCAATGATGGTTTATGAAGAGCGTGTTGCTATGCCAATGATTCCATTATTACTAGAAGAAATGTCAGAATTAAAAATAATGAAAGGAAATAGGGTAGACCACCCTCGTAAAAAGTCAAAAGATTTAGCAGATGCGGTTTGTGGGGCGGTATTTTCAGCAATTTCACATACTCCAAAGACTAATAATACAGAGATAGAGGTCCATACTTGGAGTTCTGCAACACGACTTGCGGAGAAACAACAACGTATGGTAGAATTAGATAATCGAGAAATGCCTAACGATGTTAAGGATTTTCTTGATAAACTAAACTTAATATAAAATAATAAGGAGAAGAATGAATTCATTTAAAAGAATAGCCACAGTCTTGGCTGCAGCCTTGACTATGGGTGTAATGTCGGCACTTCCGACACAGGCTACAGTATACGCTGATGTTGTTACTATCGACGCTGCAGCAGACACCATTAATCCTGGTGAAACTGCAACTGCCGTAGTATCAGTATCATTTTTGGGTACATCAATTGGAGATACCGTTTCGGTTATATCTGCAGTTTTGTCAGCCCCATCTACTGCTAGCGTTCCACAATTTGCTGTTACAGAAACATCTAGTGCAACCGTAGCGTTGTCATCAGATACAAAGACAGCATCAATTTCACCAGCAACTAATACAACTGGTTATGTAACTGCAAAGTTAACATCATCATTTTATGTGCCTAGCGTTGCTGGAACATATATAGTTAGATTTATTCCTACATTAACTAGCGCATCTGGTTCAGTTACATCTGCTGCCCTTACATGGACAGTTACCGTTACCGCTCCAGATCTTAAAGCATCAACTGCTTATACAACATCTATTTTAAATGCTGGAGAAACAATTACAGCAACAGCAGATGCAACAGTATTTGCTTCAAAAGCCGTATCCTCTGATGCAGCAGCAGTTATTGTATTAACTCAAAAGAAT